ATGAAGTTACGTCGACCAGTTCGGTTCTATCGCTCATTTTGGTTTTGGCTAAGTGCAGTTTTTCTGTGGGTGTCGGTGGCGGGATTTCCTAAGACGCTAGTCACAGTTGGGGATGTGTTATGCTACGGTATTTTGTTCGTGTTATCCTGTGCCGGCTTAGTGTTGTCGTTCTTTGTGTTTGGGAAGGCGGCGCTGGAGCAGAAGGATTGATTAGCGGGAGTCGGCTATTAGTGAGTTTGGGGAATGTTTACAGTACTTGGAATTGAGATGTTGAAGGTTTTCATAGTTGCCCTAAAATGCATCATTGGGATATACAAAAATAAATCCTCGCACTAATTCGTTCTAACAAGTGCGAGGATTTTTGAATTTTTGAGGTGTGTATGAGCATTTATCCATGAGCTTTTGAGGATTTATAACTTACCGAAGAGGTGGCTATCGGCATCTTGACGTAATTGTTTGCCACTGTTATCCTCGTCCGCTAGATCCTCTTGTTGGTCACAGGACATGCGACATTCATAGATCAACAGCGGACGTTATTTGAAAAATCTTATTAGTGCTTCTGCGGTTGTGACGATTTCGTATGCTAGAAGCAACAGCATTACTACGACAACCGATTTTTGCCAGATATTACATTTACTCCAATTTTTCATGATTGTCCCCCCATTTGTATTGACTTTTGCCTAATTCCAGGTGTTTTCCAGAAACGTGTCACCTTCGTTAAATTATACCGATATGTTGCGAGGCGTGCCATTAAAAGATGAGTTCAATTTTGGTGTCTTTCGGTGATAAAGCAGGAAGAAGGAATTAATTTTGGATTAAACATATGGGGGCGAATATGAAAGGCCGACTTCCAAAAATTATATTTGTAGATGACAATATGTTTGAAGTGAGAGAACCAAACTTCGATTTTATGATAACGGAAAGGTAATGCTGGGGAAGCCATGAAATTTATGCTGTGCTCAGTGTACCGCGCAAAATGTCCTTCTCTTCTTGCGACAGTTCTCGGTACTTTTAATATGTGAGCCGGACAATTGTGCAAGGGCCATCTGAGGAGTTTTGTACAATCAGCAGCAGCGGGGACGATTAATTAGCACGAAAGCTAATTACCATTACAATCAAACAAAGTTTAATGAGTAAAACTGCGCTATACTAAGAAATACCAACTTATTGTCGCGTTGGATAAGCGAGCTTTTAAGATTTATCGAATCATTGATGAATGAGTATTGAGCATATCTGCAACGGATTAAGCCGTAAAACACCCCCTCAATACTCAAGAGTAATCTAGGACACGGTAAGCGTTATCAACAAAACATTATTGTTTATGATAAGGATATTCGATCAACCCACCAACATGTTATTTGCGTGGACTGATAATCATGGCTCAACGCGGATGACCACTATATTTGTTGAGGAGGCTAAGCATGGAGATTAAAGAATTTGATGATGTTGTATTAAAGGATGGTCGTACGGCTGGAATTGTTGAAGTTCTCGATAGTACACATTTTTTAGCCGATGTTGGAGATGGACCAAGTAATTGGGAAAATATTGCGATTGAATTGAAAGATATTGCATGGGTTTATAATCGTCCAAACGATTCTAAATAGACTATCGGTGAATGTGTACTGATAGTCTTTTATTATGCTATTGTTTCAGGCATCTAGCTTTCCTTCGTTCTAATGAGCAAATAATGTATAATTTAATTAACCCAATACAATCGAGGTGAAAAATTATGAGTACTCAACATGCACAGTCTGTATGCTTGAACGGCCATCAAGTAGGATCATCTTTAACCTGGGGAACTGATGCTAATGGTTTTTGTGAGAAATGTGGTGCAAAAGTCATTAGCAAATGTCCAAATTGTGATTATCCAATTGCTGGATATTATGATGCAAGCGGAAATGGAATCATATTTTTATCAACTGGTCCAGTACCAATCCCTAAATATTGTAAAAACTGTGGCAAACCTTACCCTTGGACTGAATCGGCCATCAAGTCAGCACAGGACCTAATTAGTTACTCCGAGTTAAGTAGTGATGAAGTTAAGGACTTTCAAGAATCTATTCCTGACTTGCTGTCCGATACCCCTAAAACAAAATTAGCTAGCACTAAATTTAAGATTTATGCAGCTAAAGCCGGTACAGTAGTTGCTCAGGGACTACGTGATATCCTTGTTGACATCGCATCTGAAGCAGTCAAAAAATCTATCTGGGAAGTTTAGTACCACACTGCTCACAATAATTACCTGGATGCGTGTAACTCCTACAATTAGGGCATTTCACGTATCCATTTTTCTTTAGAACCAGATTTGTTAACCATCGCGGTAATCTCATCTATTTACCTCCTAACTAATCGTTGTCGTTCGGTCGAATTTTAAAAGTCTCAATAATTTTCAAAACTAGCTCGTTTGCTGCTGCTGACTTCTTGGTACCGGCAAGTACTTGTGTCATGTACATCTTTCCGACTCCAAACGTGGTGGTCAAACTTGTGATACTAATGTTGCGATCGTCAATGTACTTCTTGATTAATTCGCGACCTGCTAATGTTGTTGGCATTAAGCTCATCTCCTCCTAGCTATAAATATGTAAGCCAGTTCAATAACCATCTCAAAATAGTTTTAATAATTGTTGATTATTTTACGCAAATGTTTTAATGTTAAGGCATAGCTAAATAAGCCTATATAAAGCCATTGATAAGCAATAAAACGTTGGGGAACGTCGAATACTTGTTAAATCAATACTTTTTAATATTGCGTGTTTGGTTATTCAATTAGCTTACTAAATTAATATTAAAACATTTGCATAATTATGCCAAACTATTTTATGCATTTGTTTTAAATGCTATTTTTGAGAATGTGAGGATTGCTGTTATGACACTGTTTGAGCGAATAAAATTTCTTGCAAAAAAACAGGGAAAATCTGTTAATGATGTGGAATCGGAACTAGGATATTCGAAGAATACACTGTATCGTTTGAAGAAAACCAATCCTAGTGCCAAAAAGTTGGAAGAGATTGCAGATTATTTCGATGTCTCAACCGATTATTTGCTTGGCCGGGAGACTACAGCTCCATCATGGGCAACTGAGAACGATAAAATCGACCTTGACGAGTGGCTTAAGTCAAATGTCCCAATGGGTTTCCAAGGCATGGATATGAACGAGGAAACTAAAATCAAGGTACGGGCTTTCCTGGAAGGCGTGTTCTGGGGGGATAAACAAAAGCATCGGAATAATGATAATAAAAAGTAGGTGTTGTTGATGAGTAGTTACAAATTGTATCTACAGGTTCATCAACTTGCCGAAGAAATCGGAACTTTCGACCCTTTTATGATCGCGGACAGCCTAGGATACCACGTTGAATACGCAAACCTTGGCGACTTAGAAGGAATATGTACCACTGCCTAGAGTGGCGATGTGTACATCGGTATATCAGATAAGCTACGGGAGACACAAGGCAAGTATGCAGTGATGGCACACGAGTTAAAGCATGGCATTGACCATACTTCTTGCGCTGCACTTTATACTATTGGGAATCATTGGGAAGGCAATGGAACGCGAAGCTAATCTGTTCGCTTGTAGCGAACTTACCGCCCTATATAAAGAACAATATGGCGCCTGCCGATTTTAATGCCATTCAAATGGCGTATGGCTTGCCTGATGAGTTTTACGAATTAATGTTTTAATTTGTGAGGTGACTAAAGTGGAATTAGAAGAATACCATGATAGCAAAGACCTGGTATATCAAGGCAACGTACTGACTCAGCAAGATCAACGAACAATTGCCGAATTCTTTGAGCGAATAGCTAACCAAAACAAATAAAAAACGTCTCACTGCCGTTAACAGTAAGACGTGATAACCAATGATATTGATATACAAATATTATTATATCATTGGAGGACATGTAAATGAACTTGAAAAAGGCTGTGACGTTCGGGGCCATGTTGACAATCGGAATGGTTATGTCTGGATGTGGAAAAAGTCTATCTGCAGAGTCGCATGACTCACATAATGGGTTTACCATTCCTGTAACTGGAAAAAGTAGTGAGTCTGCCATCTATTGGAATACAGATGCCGATGGTACAAGCAAAGTAAAAACCAAAAATGGAAAGTTCTCATTTGAAATCCCCAGCAAAGCTCATAAATTTACAATTGATATCTCTAATAATAAAGATATGAGTGACGCAAAAACTATTGACTTTAAAGGCGAAACTGCCATCGCAGAATATTCAACTTTCTATGATGCTTATGATTTTCACGACGGCAACAGTATCAATTTTTTGCCAACTGCACCATTAGCTGATAGAAATTATGCTGATGACACCAAAAACAATGCTTTTTCAATCCATACAGATGATGGCAAACTGTTGGGGTTGAACGTCTATACTCAATACGATTATTCTTGGTTCAACGAGATTGTGTATGTCATTGGAGATAGTTTGAACGCAGATACCGCCACACTAGAAGCTGGTGTCAAATCTGCTTCTGAAAAGCCAAATCAATATATCACAAAAAAGTCAGGTAAAATAAATTATACCTTTGTTATCAACACCAAAAAGGATACCTATCAAATGTTTGTACACAGCTAGTAAATTAAAATAAAAAGAACCATACCCTCCAACCGACCAAAGTTTGGGATATGGCTCAACCTGAATTAAATCGCTAAAGGACTTAATGGCTCCTTAATGAAACCCAGTTACAAACACTATTGGATTATCTACTTAAGACGCGTAATAAGAACTTCACTAGCAAGTATATGATTATCACGGCACTTATGACTGGCATGCGTCCCGGTGAAATTCAAGGACTCAGGTGGCAAGACATCAACCCACTTTTCAATACCATCCAAGTCACCCAGTCCTGGAACGAAGCCAACCAGGCTTTTCAAGACTTAAAAAATGAGTCATCTCATCGGACCGTTCGTATTGACAAATGGCTGATTGGTATACTATCTGAAATACCAAAACGTGGCAGTCAAGATTTAGTATTTGTCAATCAATACGGTACTATTCCAACCTCATCAGCTATTAATAAAACCTTACGTGAGTCTTTGCATAACAACATTGTGCTTAAGGGATTTCATTTTCATTCGTGTCGTCATACTCACGTCGCTTACCTTTTAGCTCGCGGCATTGACCTCTATGCAATTTCTAAGCGACTTGGTCACAGTAATATTATTATCACCGCCAACGTGTACTCGTATCTAATTGACGAGTATAAAGCTAAGACAGATGATCAAATTGTAAAATCCTTAAGCAATCTCCGAGAACCAATCGCGAAATCACCTATTCAAAAGCAAAAATAATTTTGCGCATATTTTGCGCAAGGGTGCTACTAACGGCGCTATATCAAGCTCCAGAAATCCTGTACTCAGCCCTTTGCGCAAAAGAAGAATTTCAAACAATCGTCAATCCTAGGCATACTGTTAGATACCGCGCGCAAAATATGCGCAAAATGCTTTTCTTTTTTAGTCCTTTTTAGCCTTTTCTAAAAAAATAGAACCCTGACAAACGTTGATTTGTCGGGGTTCTTATTTCACTGACTGGTCTCTACTGCTTTAAAAAGGAGAGTACAGACTTTCGAGTGTACTACCGTATCATTGATATCAAGCCTTTTAGCGTCATCGTTTTTGGTGAGTGCACCAAAAGTGCACCATGTTAATTGACCTGAGAGAGGGCTTTTAAGGTCCGTTTGTCTTCCTGCCGTTGGTCTTCTTTAATCATATGAGCGTAAACGTTACGAGTGATGGAACTGTTCTTATGGCCTAACCGTTTGGAAATGTATTCCATCTTTACGCCACAGTAGAGCAGGTAGCTAGCGTGGGTGTGCCGTAACCCGTGAAAACTAATCCGTTTAATCCCCAATGAGTCGGAGTATTTTTTGAGCAGGTTATCACATGCTCCTGGAGAGGGAATACGACCACGTTTGTTCATGAAAACTAAATGATCTGGGTTGTCCAATTTAGCTGCCATCTGTAAAGCGTGTAGCGTCTTAAGATGATTTAAAAGATCGTCAGTTACGGTTATTGTCCGAATACTCGATTCGGTTTTAGTTTTCTTGAATTTTTGACCATAAACATAATCCCATGACTTATTAACGCGGATAGTCTTATTTTGCCAATCGATATCAGTCCAAGTGAGCGCAGAAACTTCGGCTACTCGCATACCAGTTAGTAGGCCGGTGTAGATCATTGATTTTCCAGTAGAAATTAGTTTGATATTTTTATTGACCTCAGCGGCTAGTGTTTGCATGTCTTTCGCGTCAAGGTATTTTAGTTGTGCTGGTTTACCGGAGTGGCCACCTAATTCAACATGTAAGCAGAAATCGGTCTTTATTAAATTATCAGCTACGGCATCGATAATTGCAGCATGAATGTGACCATGCAATTTTTCAACAGATGACTTGCTATGATATGGTTGATTATCTGTCAGTTGTCGCTGTGCACGTTGCTTGGCATTACCGTGCACAAATTCATTGATAAATTGTTGATAACGCAGCCTTGTCATTGACGACAGTTGAACGTTGGGTAGTAACTCAGCAATTTGGCGAAGAGTATATCGATATTCTTGTTCTGTAATTCGGGAAACTTTGCCAAATTTATAGGTTTCTAACCATTTCTCGTAGTAATCTGTAAAGACTGTCGTTGTATCGGTTTTTCCTATGGATTGGTCAAACTTAGCTTGTTCCAATTTAGTTGCCCACTGTTCAGCTTCTTTTTTACGAGAAAAGCCACTCTTATTTTTAAAGTGCCGTTTGCCAAATTCATCATAGTAACTAACGCGAACGGCCCATTTGCCATTTTTCTTTTTAATACTTGCCATTTATATTTCCTCCTTAAATTTCACCTAGGCGGGTAGAATTTTAAGGACTTACAGGCATCACCTCCTTAGTTGTGATAATATTATGTATGTAAAAAGAGCGGAGCAATCCACTGGTTTTTATTGGTAGCACATCTTACTTCTTGGCGGGAGGGGATGTGCTTTTTTGTTACAACGCGAGCGGCAGGAGTCGAACCTGCATCTGAATGGTAGTTTGAGTTATTTAATCGAGGGAAAATAAAGCAATCGTTCTACCGTTGAACTACGCTCGCATGTTGCCCGCTAGGCTTGTAGTGGGCGAGGGCGCTATTTTCGCTTGTGATTCCAGTAAACTAACATGACGACTAGCGCTATGAAGCAAATGATGCCAATTGCAACGGTAAAGTCGAACACGTGTGTGCTGTACGTTCCTACATACAATTCCATAGCTTTTACCCCGATTAAAATATATTTATACTAGTTCTACTTAGCATGTTTATACCCGGCTAAGCCGATAAAATATAATATCGCGATTGGCACCCAAATCACCATAACAATTGCTTGTGAAGGAATCCAGGTTGCCAGGATAAATAGTACGGCTAATATTGGCAAAAAGATGTGGCCTAGTGTTCCTAATATCTTCCATAGTGCTAGAAAGATGACGATCATTATTAGTAGTCCCATTATAGTTACTCCTTATAAATTTTAATACCACCGCTGAACGTAGATCTTGCTAGTTCACCACCATTTTGTGAGTAGAAATAAATTATTCCGGCATCATAGTCTTCACCACTAGCAAGAGTATTAGCATGGTCGTAAATTTCTTGAGCTAAAGCTGTAAAATCTGCTACGCTCATATTTTCGACTGAATTTGGAAGCACAACTTTAACAACTCCATCTTCAATACTTGAAGTTCCCATTTTCTTGTTAGAAAGATAGACATTGAAATCCCTGATGAACAGCTTTCCGTTCTTATCGTCTTCACTAGACTCTTTGTCTTCGCTTGATGAAAACTTGCTGTCTTCCTTAGACTGACTAATTGATTCTTTTCGCGACGAACTAATAGACTCTTGTTTTGCCTCATTAACACGCTTAGAATGACCAGACAAATACAGTCCGAAAAATATTACCAATACACTCACAACAATTGTCAGTATTTTTTGGCTAATTGGATTGCTAGTTCCATCTTCATTTTTTGCAAACATGCTGATACATACCAGCACAGTAAAGACAATAATTATCCATCCCAAAATCGTTATAAACATTCAATAATTCCTCCAAATTTCCCAGCTTTTACCGACATCCGTATCTGGTCTTATGTAAGTATAATACCGCTAAATATGTAGAACGTGTGTTCTTTTTGACGTATAAGCATAGGAGCAATAAGCTCCTATAATATAACTCTGCCTATAATACGTACCTGGTCATCTTTAACATGACGTGGTTCGTATTTTTTGTTAATTGATCGTAAGATGACTTCATCGGAAGTGTAGTCGTAGTAAATTTGCTTACAAGTAACACCGTCACCATCAATTTCAACAATAGCAATTTCACCATTTTCAACTTCTTCTTGCCGGTGGTAGAAGATAATTTGACCATCGTGGATCAGTGGTTCCATCGAATCGCCTTGTATACGGATGGCTGTGTCAGCCCCATGTGGCACGTCAGTGAAGTCGTCGTGTTCGATTTCTACATCACCATAAGTCAATTCAGTAGGGTTAGCGGCTGACTTACCAACGAGTGGCAAGTTAACAACTTTACCATTTTGTTCTTTCAGTTGATTGTCAGCGTAGTTGTAAACATTTTGCTGACGATCAGGGTTTAATTTTGAAACAATTTCAGTTATCTTTTCAGATATACTATCATTGGATATACCCATTAAGTCAACGAGTGAAACATGTAAGGAACTAGCCACATTAGCGACAACCTCAATTGGCATTTTTTCAATATCACCTTTTTCATATCTAAATATAGTTGAACGAGAAACACCAATTGATTCTGCTAGTTGGTCAGCACTAATTCCTTGTTGTTTTCGAATGGATTTCATCCTATCACCAACGTTCATGTAATACATCCTCCCTTAATATGATAAATAAAGTATAACACCATGTCGCAAAAATGCAACAAAGAAAAATCGCATTTTTGCGATTTTTGTGTTGACTTTCGCAACAGGTGGAATTATACTTTATTCATCAAGTCGCATTAATGCGACTGAAAGGAAGTGAATATTAATATGTTAGATATTAAGATTGACCGGCTCAAGGGATTGATGGTTGAACGCCATATCACACATGAATCTTTATCAGTGGCATTAGGGATAAACCGGAGCACTCTGTCCAGAAAGCTTAAGGATGGTGGAAATAAATTTACAATTGAAGAAATTAGAAAAATGCAAAAGTTTATTCCTCTTACAAATCAAGAAGTGATTGATATTTTTTTAACAGAAAAAGTCGCATTAACGCGACAAAAACAACCAGCATAGAAAGGAATGATCCGCATGAATGATTTAGTAATTATGAAGAACCAACAAGCCGTTACTAGCAGTTTGCAAGTGGCAGAGGTATTTGACAAGCAACATAAGCATGTTATGGAAGCAATCCAAAACAAACTGGACTCAGCCGAAAATTCGGCTCAGTACGATTCGATGTTTTCCAAGGGGGTTTATAAAGACCGAAGTGGTAAATCTAATCCAATGTATTACATGAATCGTGACGGGTTCAGTTTCATTGCTTTCGGGTTTACAGGTAAAAAGGCGGATGCGTTTAAGCTCAAATACATTGAAGCGTTCAACTCTATGGAAGAACAAGTGAAATTACCAACATCGCCACGAGAGATTGCCAGATTGGCACTCCAAGCCAATGAGGAGACTAACCAACGCCTAGACAGTGTAGAGGGCGATGTGAAAGACCTCAAAGAGAACCAAGTTATTCCTAATCCTGAATACAGCGCACTTAGCCGGCGTGTTAACCAACGTGTGTCAGAAGTAGCTCACAGTTATGGGCACATTACGAAGAAACAACGTGGCGAGTTATTTAAGGATATTAACGGTGGCGTCAAGAAGATTGCTAACGTGAGTGCTCGGTCAATGCTACGCAAGAAGGACTACCAGATGGTAATGGACTTCATCAACGATTGGGAACCGTCTACAGCAACTAAGACAATCATTCGACAGACGTCACTTCGATTCGACAAAGAGCCAGCATAGGAGGTGAGCTACATGGAATTAACAATTAAAGGTACACCGGAAGAAATAAAAAGCGTGCTCCAAGCTATTGGTGGTAGCAAGGAACACGGTGAAATTAGAATGCCTGAATATGAAAAAAGTAGAGAATCATTGGAAAGTAAGTTTCAAAAATTAGATCAAGCCGCAAATTGTGCTTTAAAAAAAGCAAATAGCAATTACAACCTGATCGTTCAGTCTATTGCTTCAAAATGTTCAAAAAGCAGCAATGAGATTAAACAATATCAATTGAATACAAAACTAGGTAACTGCCGTGTCGTGTTAGATGATGAAACGGCAATATTCACTGAAACTAAAAATGACAACATAAGATCATTGCTCCTTAAAAGAGCTTAATTTAAGGGATCCATCATTTTGCGAAACGAATTCACCGTTGGTTCTGATAACAATACTGTTTGCTCTCTGTTCTAAATAGATTGCAAGGCCGTTGCCATATACGGTTATGTGTGCCAGTGGCCCTCTGTTTATATCCTGATTTATAAAGTAATTTATGGGGTGTGAGTCACTATAATCCTTGCCAAGGCTGAGGTTTAGTTCCGCAGACCCAGGTTCAGCTGGAGCTTTTAAAATAAATTCATTAGTCAAATCAATGTTTTTCATATTTATCACCTCGATTAATTGGGATAACAAAATTATACACCGAAAGGAGTGACCAGGATGGACAGTTTGGTAAGTGCTTTGTCGAAGCTTTTCACGCAAGCATATGAGCAGGGAGTTGCGGACGGGCGTAGTCAGCAAGCTGTTGATCATAAAATGATTGGACGTAAAGATTTCTACTCTGAGTTTGGTATCAAAGTAGATTCATTCGACAAGCACTATCGCGACAAAGAAGGCTTCCCAAAGCCAGAAGAAGATGGCAAATGGTACGCCCCAGCAGTCGAAAAATGGTTATTGAATCATCAGAATTTAAGTAACTAAAACCTAGGCGGGTAGATGATGATTCAATTCATAAGGAGGAATTGCCATGGTAGAAGTAGCAGTATTAACTTGGGCGTTGACATCCGTGTGGTACAAGCGCCGTGAAATTAGAAGCTGGTTTGGAATTTAAGGAGGAAGCAATATGTATGAAGAAGACATCGAACACGCGTTAAGAGCACGTAAGTATAACGCGATTCGTGCAGATGAACGTGAGCTGATTAACGCTATCACGTACGATACAGAAGGAATCATTAAGCGGCACCCATGTTTTGGCTATTCGGAAGAATTTATTAGTGAATTGCAAGAAAACAATATTAACGTTTGCGAGCCAGATGAAAATTCTGATGAGGACTGGACGTTTACATTGCCACCAATGTATTAGGAGGAATGATCATGCCAAAAGTATCAGTTTTATCAGTTAACAACTGGAAACGAGTGCAAAAAAAGCCATCGCTAGTATCGGCTAACGATGGACTAATGGAAGAGACAATTATAAACAACATCTACTCTATTCCAAAGCAGTCTCGTTTGCAAGTGCTAAGAAAGCGAGGACGGTAGTTATGGAAGAAATCGTGAACAATCACATCAAGTTTCTAAAGCATGTTATCAACAGTGTTTGGATCAGTGATGGCGAATCGCTGGCCAAGTTGTACGAAATGTTGGATAAGAATGAAACGGAATTGAACGAATTACGGGGGCTTGAATAATGGCGAATGAAGTAATTAATCTGCCAGACTACTATACTCCAAAACAGTCACTAAGACAACTTTTAGCGCGGAGGTGGGCGAAATGAACGGCTACGATAGCTGGTTAATTGACCAAGAAGAAGCTGCGGAAGGCTGGCGTGATGATGTGCCCACCGAGGAAGAGCTGATTAAAAGTGGCGTCATTGCTGATGAGGAGGAAGATGAGAATGATTAAAGAAGAAACTGCGGGCATGACGCTCGATGAAATGGAAGCCAAGCTTGAGCGGGCTACCCGAGATAAGAAGGCCTTTAAAAAGGCCATGCTAAAACCACAAATGGAAATTGATAAGTATCGAAAGGCCATCAAGACGGTAGATGAGCAAATTGACCAACTACAAGAATTACAGCGAATGGCAATGGGTGATCAAGAACAAGTTGATACTGAGTTCTTTCACTTCAAAATGGGCACCGTTAACCCTAGTACGTCTCGTAACTGGAACCTTGAACGAGATAAGGACGCGACACCCAAAGAGCTTACAGCGGTCTTTGAACGTTTTGACGATACCTTGATTAAGACGTCCCGGAGTGTAAACGAAACGGAGATTAAGAACCGACTAGCAAGTGGAGAGCTCTATGTAACCCCTGATGGGAAGATCATGGACTCAAGCCTTAAGGCTCTGCCAGGATACTCTGGATCACTCAAGAAGCCCAAAATTTCCGTAAAAGTTAAGGAGGACTAAGGATGAATGAGAAGCTTAATCTGATGCAGAAACTTAATGAGGCTGCTAAGTCAATTGGCGCGGTTCATAAAGACGGTAAGAATAGTTTCCAGAACTATGAATTTCAATCCGAAGGAGCTATCAAAGCTGCGGTTGAGCACGCAATCCAAGGTGTTGGAATTCGAATTATCCCGAATTACGAGATTATCAATCAATATGATAAAGCCAGCAAGAGGGGCGGTTCAAACCACTTTGTTGACGTCATGGGGACGTTCTTAATCACAGACGGTTCAGAGTCACAGACAGGTTCAATGCCTGGAAGTGGCCAAGATAACGGTGAGAAAGCGATAGCTAAAGCTTGTACAAGTGCTCAGAAGTACTTCTACAAACAGCTTTTTAACATCACTGACCAGGAAGAAGATCCAGATACAACTAACAGCAATGCAACTGATGGTGAGCCGCTTATTGATAGCCAGCAAAAGAACCGCATAGACAGACTGTTTGAGGCTCTGGCGGGAGTGACAAACAGGGATAAGGAATTTGTTGCTAAAGCTTACCTCAAGAAGGTTGGCAGCGTTGATAAGCTGACACACAGTAGTGCTAACACGTTAATTGAGTTGGTTACTAATAAATTAAATTCGTACGTTGACAAGGAGGGCCAATCAGCATGAGACAAATCACTATTTCAGGAAACTTAGGTAAGGACCCCGAAGTGCGACAAACGCAAAGCGGTATGCAAGTTGCTAACTTTAGTTTAGCAGTAAGGCAGAATCACCCGGATGATCAAGGCAACTATGGCACTGACTGGTTTCGATGTGCTGTCTGGGGTAAGCGGGCTGGAACGATTGAGCGATATTTCCATAAAGGCAATCATGTTTTTGTAACAGGTACGTTTGAAGTTGATGAATACAACGGACAAACACAGCTAGGAGTGAACGTCACTGATTTTGATTTACCGGATCACGAAAGTAACCAGAGTAAATCACAGTCAAATAATCAAGCACCACACCAGCAACCAGTGTCTTCAGCTGGCGGCCAAATTGATATTACGGACAATGACTTGCCGTTTTAAGTTGAGGTGATCGTGTGGAACTGCTACCGACTAAGTTAATTGAAAAAGATGGCGAGTGGTATCAGGTTCAGAAGCTCACCCATAAGCCTAACCTTGACCATGTTGAGACGGTAAGTGGTTCTACTGACGAATACTACACGTACTCGGAATTAGCTGACACACGTAAAGCTAGGCCACAACAACGACGCTTGTTCTTCGCGTTGCTTAGTGACATCTATACGTGGTCAGGCATGCCGACAGACTTCTTAAAAAACTTATTTTATTTGCAGTATGAGTCATACACGTTTGGCAAGCAGATTAGCCTGTCAGACACCACAGAATCGTCTGTGAGCGATGCTAACCAGTTACTCGACCTAGTTATCGACTTCATGTTTGAGTGGCATGTGCCGTTCAAGGAAGGCTATAAGCTATTGCCGCGTGAGCAAGAATATTATCTGTTTCAATGTTGCCGCCACCGAGTTTGCATGATCTGTGGTAATCGTGCTGATATCCATCATGTAGACGTTATTGGAGCTGGCTTGAACAGAACACACGTTGACCACACCAAACGGCACGTTATGGCTTTGTGCCGAGTTCATCACAGTGAGATTGAACAAATTGGCTCAGTGGCATTTAGTGCAAAATACCACGTCCCAGTAGATGGGATAAAACTAGATAAAGAAACATTAAAACGAATTGGCTTGAAAGGTAAATACAGCAGTGACTAATACACCGGGTGGGTGGAATGCCCATGATTGGAGGAAATATGGCACAGCGAAGAATGTTTAGTAAAAAAATAACTGACACGGACTTATTTTTGGAAATGCCATTATCGTCGCAAGCACTGTATTTTCATTTAAACATGCACGCTGATGATGATGGATTTGTTGCTAACGCTAAGACTATTAAACGCATGACTGGTGCTAGTGAAGATGATCTTAAAATATTGCTAGCAAAGCAATTTATATTCTCTTTTGAGTCTGGTGTGGTTGTGATTAAGGATTGGAAAATCCATAACTATATTCGCAAAGACACTTATAACTCAACGATATATGGTGATGAAAAGAAGAAGTTAGTAGAGGATGCTAACGGGGCGTACACGCTTCGTGGACGTGTCGTGGACGAACCGTCACCACAGGTTAGGTTAGGTAAGGATAGGTTAGGTAAGGATAGTAAAGAACATAGTACGGCAGACGCCGAACAATTCGACTGGAAAACTGTCATTGATTATCTTAACCAGAAAGCAGACAAACATTTCAAACACACTGATGCTAATAAACGATTGATTATTGCACGTTATAAAGACGGTGGCTTTACTGTTGACGAGATGAAAAAAGTTATAGATAACCAGTGCGCTAAGTGGTTGAACAATCCTGAAATGAATCAATACTTGCGACCTGCAACTTTATTTCGAGCGTCCAAGTTTGAAGGCTATCTAAACGATCAGTCAGTTGATAATAATAAGCCGCAAACACGAGAGGACTGGTTTGGCTAATGGAAAACGTAACGAAACTATTTAATAAAGCCACGATTCAGAAAGTAGTAGCGGCTAGAGGCATTGACACGACTAAGTTGCCAACCAAAGAAGAATTGGATCATCAAACGATTGATCGGGCGAATGCGGGCGTAATTGCTAATCGGAAACGGTATTACTATCGTATGTCAGTCTGGTCCGGAGGTGTGCCACTACGATTTAGCTTTAATGATTGGCAGGTTGATAAACAGCCTAATCAAGCTAAAGCTAGAGATCTTGGCAATCAAGCATTTAAGTTAGCTAGGCAATTAGAGACTAACCAGTTCAACGTAGCGCTGGCAGGTGGACCCGGCGTTGGTAAAACATCATTAGCACTGGCAATTATGTATCAGCTCATGAATGCAGGACAGACAGCAATGTTTGTCTCAACAGCTGAGTTGCTAAGGCTGGTAAATGAGAAATATGAAGCACCGGATGTACGTCAACGTTTACTATACATTCTAAAAGATATGCAAAACGTTGATGTTCTAGTTTTAGACGATTTTGGTACTGAAGGCGGTAAGCCAACTGAAAAGGGGTTCTACAAGCCAGTACACAAAGATTTGCAGACACTGATGTATCAAGTGGCGAATGCGCGTTGCGATTTTGATCATAACGAAGTCAAACATATAACCATCATTACGACTAACAACACACGTAAGCAATTAGAAAGTATGTACGACGGCAAAACAATTGATCGTTTATATACCAAGGACACTAGCTGTCAATTGCTGTTTGACAATATGGAAGGAGTCAGAAGTGTATGAGTTGTGAATTATGTCATGGTAGTAAAGTCGTTCAGCAACCACTTGGGAGTTATGGTTTCACATTTGACCCATGTCCTAACTGTGTGAATAATAAACATAAACAATATGAACAAGAGTTTGAAAGGAAGATTGTTTATGACAAGCAAAAATTGGTCGAAAGAGCTGGAAGTAATTCATAAGCTAGAAGTGAGATATGGCAGCATGGCTAACGTGCCTGAGAGCAAATTAGCTAACTTGCATAAGATGCCTGGAATTAAGACCGTATCAGGCGATTACATGGAGATTACGCGTACCCAGTATAATGCCATTAAATTAGTCATGGAAGGCAAGCAGGGTAAAACTAGGACGTCTCAGGAGCTAAAACACAGTAACGCTTGGCTTGATAATCGTATTCGTGCGATTGACGAAAACAAATACTACATTACGGAGGGCGAATAAACATGATTGATATGAAAATTGACCAGTATCATCTGACTAGTGACAAATACGAAGTTAAGGTTAACAGGATGTCATTAGACAGCCATGGGCATCCGGTAACTAGCTACGATGAAAAGTCTGGTATTAATCGGCTGGTAGAAGTACCCCTAGCACACTGTAAGAACGTCGAGGACGCATTGCACTGGCTTCGTGGGTATTTAATCCGGACTGGCAGTGAGCACATTAAAACAGTGGATCAGTTAGCCAGAAAGAGTCATGAAATTGAACGACAGTTTGACACGTACATTAAAGAGCGCGTACCGGAAGGATTGTGAGTTATGCCTAAACATACTAAGAAGCGTTCAACAATTAAACGGAAGCACCGGCGCATGAAGGAACACGCCGAAGCAAACAAAGCTAGAGCTTTAGATGGCAAGCAATTAGCTAAGGAATATGAGCCATACAACATTAATAAGCGGGCGTTTGAAGCGTTCGGGGAGGATTGAAAATGAGTGAATCAGACGAGGCGATGGAATGGATTTTAAATCAGTTGGCACAGGCTTGCTAGCGATAGGAGGCAGCAACGATGAGCGATGAAATGAAAGTTAACTGCTATTTTGTACCCAACTTGGATTTTACAGCAGAGCTACGAGTATTTAAGAAGCGAGAGAGCTACCCGATTTATGAGAATGACGATTACTTTTTGCTGATGGCGGAGAATGGTGAATTTGCCCTAACCCCAAAAGCATTAACTAAAACCATTCATGATTGGAGCAGCCTTGGACGATTTGAAACAGCAGGAGATGGTGATGATGATTAAGTTTAGAGCGTGGGACAAAGTTCAGAATAAAATGCTATTACCTGACAACATCGAATTTATTAATGGCCAAGCCTATTGGGCAGAAGCTAGCACTGATGGTAATGGTGGTTATTCTAACGATGGTAAAGTTGATGGAATTGGCGCATTGTTTGAGATTGAACAGTTTACCGGACTGAAAGACGTGAACGGAAATGAAATCTACGTTGGTGATATTGTAAAAGTGTGGTCAGATGTGAGTGAATTAACAATGGAACCAACTGTCAATGAAATCGTTTCAGAAGATTATTTCGGGAGAGCAGGCATGTTTTTAAAACCATTAAGGCTACATGTTATTGAACCATGCTTGCATGATTCTTGGGATAATAAATTTGAAGTTATTGGCAACGTGCACACTAACCCGGAGCTGCTGAAAGGCTGATTTTAAGACATTTATAGAAAGCAAGCGTCAAATTTCCATTTTTACATCTTTTTTATAAAAACGTAAACAGGAGGGACACAAATGACTGACACCGAATACGCCAAAGCAATCAAAGTGAAAGCCACAGTTGCTAACCTGGAAATTAACGCGGCACTGACAACTGAGCAACAGGCACAAATTGGCCAGGACTTCATTTCTGACATTATGGAGTTGAGTGATCGCGAGAGTAAACAAAAAGCCGCCTACTAAGGCGACCACTGACATCTATGATAATTAACCTCGACAGTTAATTATAGCACAGAGGAGTGGCTGGCTTGGAAAGAACGACGAAGAAAATGGTTGAGAAGTACCTACGCGAATATCCGCTAATTGATGGTCTAATTGCTCGTGAGGAACTCAATATTATGTATCCGTATCAAGAACCTGACGAAAACGTTGGTGGTGGTCGTGCTCAATATAAGAAGAGTGCTCCAACTGAGTATGCTGCTATCTCGGTGGCTGATAGTGAAACGATTCGAGCATTCCAGCATCGGAGAGATGTAATTGATCAGTGTTTGGACGAATGCGGTGAAGATACCGAAACACTGATATGCGAACTGTATTTTAGAAAACGCCAACGTTACTCGGTTGAAAGCCTAGTAACTAATGGGATGATATTTGTTAGCAAGAGCAAAGCTTATTATCTAGTTGATAAGTTTATTGCCAAAGTAGCAAGTAGGCTTAACTTGTATGATGTATCTGATTTTGGCTAGTTGGAAAAAAGTTGGAAAAAACGGGCTTAAAATCGTGCTAAATTGGTAGTATGCCAAATGTGATTGACGTGCATGACGTAATCCTCCAAATTACAGACTGGTAATCGCTGTGGGCTAATTGGTAAGCCACAATGGGATGTAGGTTCGAGGCCTACCGGCGATATTTATGATCTAATTATATAAAAGAGCTTTCTAAATTAAGTGGTGATAATCGTGTCAAGACCAATTCACAGCAAGTACGGGTACGAGCCGCCTGAATGGGTGCAGGCTGATTCCCGGCTAGATAAGTGGTACAAGGATAAGAAGCGTCGTGCTAATAAGCATGGTGCTTTTAGTTTGGATAGGAAACGGAGGAAACAACATGCCAAGGACAAGAAGATGCCGCTATCCTAACTGCCATGCGATGGTCACTTTCCCTGACCATTATTGTCAGCAGCATTATGAGCATGAAGCTGAGTACTTGGCTAGTCGGCAGCGTTGGGCACGTAGCAATGACAAGCAATACACACACAAGTACAACACGGTCACGCGTTATCGCAATGAAGACAAGCGTCAGCAATACAGCTTCTATCGTACAAGGCAATGGTCACACCTAAGGCAACAAGTCCTGGAGCGTGACCATTACTTGTGTGCTTACTGTAAAGTGCAAGGCGTTATCACACCAGCAAAAACAGTCGATCACGTCGTGCCGATTGAGTTTGATGAAACACTGAAAGCTGACATTGATAATTTAGCTGTTATCTGTGGGAGTTGCCATCGTGCTAAGACGGACTGGGAACAAAGCTACTATGGTACAGGTCAAGGCAACGAGCTGCAAAGTGTGACACCAATCAATGATTTATCGTCAATCGTTGTGCTAATGAGCAATTGATTTATTGACGCCTGTCGTGTGATTTAAGCGATTTTAAATTTATTAGTATAATTGGTCGCAGCCTAAATTAAAACACACCCCGCCCCCCCTTAAACGCCAAAAAAAGAGCACACACATTGGCGTTATTTTGTGATAGAAACAATTTTTGAAAATTTTTAGGTAGGGGGGGTCACCCAATAACGAAAGGAGGCATAGAAAATGAAAAAAGCAGATAAAGACGTCAACGACGGACAATTGTCACGTACACCGCCAGCTTACTTGGGGCGGCAGGCTAAGGTCGTTTGGCGTCGATTAGTGCCGTTTTTAGAAGACAATACCCCGGTTAAACGCATTGATAGTGGGCTTGTAGAGCAATATGCTTCCCAATATGAGATTTATCGCAATGCGTATAAACATATCCAGGAAAACGGTGAAGTCCAAGCAATCTATAAAACGTTACAAGATCAGACCGGTAAAAAAATTGGTCGAGACTTCGTGGGCTACAAGCGTAATCCCATGACACAAATTTACGATTCAGCGGTTAAAAATCTGACTAAACTAGGCGCTGAACTAGGCTTGTCGCCGAAGTCACGTAGTGATTTGCTCAAGTTAAACTTAGATGACCACAAGGACGAGCGAAGTATTAGTGATCGTATGAAAGAATTTCTAGGAGACTGATAATGAAGATTGATTTAACACAAACACATGATGTTATTGGAGCTTATCAATCATTAGACTGCTCAGCAATTCGCCAACAATACACTGATTTGGGCACAAAGTATGCCTTTGATGTCCTTGATGAGAAGGTGGTTACTGGCTATTTGATTAAGTTAGCGGCTTTTCGCCATATCCGAGACTTGCAGCGTCAAGGTAGCGTTGAATTTCCATTTACTTATTCGGTTAAGAAAGTAGACCAAGTGCTTAAATTTGCTTCCATTTGTCCGAACGTTGACACAGGCGAACCGACCAAGCTTATGCCGTGGCAAGAATTCATTATGGCAATGCTGGTTGGCTGGCGTAATGACGACGGTGGCAAGCGTTTCTCACGAGCTATAGTTTCCGTTGCGCGTGGACAAGGTAAGACGTACTTGATGGCGATTATCACTGCTTATAGTTTTTTAATTGAGTCATTGGGACTATCTAACCAAGATTACTTAGTTTCATCCATTAATTACAAACAAACGAGCAAGATTCTGGGCTACATTAAGTCGATGCTTGCTAAGATTGCAACTATTGAGCCATTTAAGTCATTGATTGCTGATAGTGGATTAGATACACGGACACTGTCCTCACAGGCCGATCAAGTCACAATGAGCAAGACTAATAACAAGCTACGGGCGATTAGTCACGAAGCCGGTCAGTACGATAGCTTTCATTTTACAACGGCTATATTTGATGAAATTGGTGAAATTAAGACACGACAAAAGATTTCTAAAATTGTTTCTGGCCAAGTTAAGGTGCGTAATAAGCAATTTATTCAGATTTCAACAGCTTATCCCGATCCAACCGTGCCATTCCATGATGATGAGCGCATGATTCAGCAAGCTATGGAACAAGATTATTTGCGCGATGCTGATACATATTTGGGGCTTATTTGGTCGCAGGACAATCTGGATGAAACTTATAAGCCCGATATGTGGGTTAAAAGTAATCCCTTGCTAGATTTACCAAGCCAACGAGAAGTGTTACTGAACGGTTTGACAGATAAGCGCGATTCTGACGCTTTATCGGGCACACTCAACGATTTCCAAAATAAAAACCTTAACCTGTGGCTAGAACAATCGACCGACAGCTTCTTGAAACTGCCTGACGTTGAAAAAGCCATTGTGCCGTCGTTTAGTTTTGATGATCGGCAAGTTTATATTGGTTTTGACTACTCAATGTTTAGTGATAACACGGCGCTAGCGTTTGTATTTCCTTATCGTGATAATAATGACAAACCACGATGGTTTATTTATCAGCATAGCTTTATCCCCTGGCAGAAAGCTGGTTCGATTGAAGCCAAAGAAAAGCAAGACGGTATTAATTATCGGGACTTAGCTCAAAAGGGCTTTTGTACAATTAGTAGTCACCCGCAAGGACTAATCAATGACGAACAGGTTTATCAATGGTTGCTTAACTTTGTTGAGCGTCACCGGTTAGAGGTGGTATTTTTTGGTTATGATGCTTGGGGAGCCACGCCAACTATCAAACAGCTAGAGCTTAATTCTGGTTGGCCGTTACAAACCATTCGACAGCGGACTAGTGAATTGAAGGATCCAACTAAGTTTTTGCAGAAGATGTTTGTCGAAGGGTCGGTTGACCGACTTGATGATCGAATTATGGAAAAGGCGCTACTGAATGCAGAAATATATGAAGACAAAGTTGGTATTCAAGTTGATAAAGCTAAGGCCACGTTGAAGATTGATGTGGTAGATGCGTTAATTGACGCCTTATTCCAAGCCATGTATCACTTTGAAGACTTTGCAGACGTAAACAATTCTGATAAACAGGTCGAACGCATGAACGAAAAACAAGTTCTCGAATGGTTTAATAACCCAGAGTCGGGATTGCTAGGAGATGATATTAATGATTTTTAAACAATTTTTTGCAGCTATCTGGCATTACTTTGATGTGCTGTGTTTTATTCTAAGTATGATTGCTGGGGTATATGCAGCCTTTTTATTTGGACAGGCACAGGGAATTCTAGCAACCGCTGTAGCCTTGTTTTTAATTGGCTGGCTTTCGGAAGTCGTAACAGCTGGCCAAAAAGGAGGTGATTAACAATGCCTTTTTTTGAACCACCAACGGCAATAAATAATTCAGTTAGTATTCAAAGCGTGCCAGTAGAAGACGATAATATCGTTAATTTTTTGTCACCAACTGGCAATAATGAGTATATTAGTGCCAATGACGCTTTAGAAAATTCAGATATTTATTCAGCAGTTAACCAAATATCTGGAGACTTAGCCACGGTACAATTAATGGCCAATATGCCACGCACGCAAGGAATTCTAAACAATCCTAGCACGACAGCTAATGGGCACACGTTTTGGCAGTCTATGTATTCACAATTGTTATTGGGTGGTGAATGTTTTGCATATCGCTGGCGTAATCCTAATGGCTTAGATCTGCGCTGGGAATATTTGCGGCCAAGCCAAGTGCAAACCTACAAATTAGATGATGGCAGTGGTTTAACCTATACGGTTACCTTTGATGAGCCTAATTTGGGCGTGCTTCAATATGTACCACAGTCTGACATGATTCATATTCGCTGGGCTAGTACCGATGGCGGTATGACAGGTAACAGTCCATTAAAAGCATTATCGAGTGAGTTACAAGTCAAGAGTTCATCTAACAGTTTAACGCTGGCTGCATTAGCGCGTTCAATTAGTGCTCCTGGCGTCCTATCTATTCAGCACGGTGGGCTGCTGAGTGAGAAGATGAAAGCCAGCCGTTCACGCAATTTCATGAAACAGGTGAACAAGTCAAACGGTGGCCCGGTAGTTATTGATCAACTTGAAGATTACAAGCCACTGGAAATGAAAGCCGATGTTACCAAGCTGTTAAGCCAAACAGATTGGACGAGTAAGCAAATTGCTAAAGTTTTCGGCATTCCTGATAGCTATTTGAATGGCCAAGGTGACCAACAAAGTAATATCGACCAAATCAAAGGCATGTACACCAATGCCCTTAATCGCTATTTACAGGCGATTTTAGCTGAGCTGGATAATAAGCTTAATGCTAAGATTACGGCCAATATACGGACTGCTGTAGACCCATTGGGAGACTCATTTGCAGCTACCCTATCAGGGCTAGCTAAAGATGGCACAATTGCTAATAATCAAGCAACTTGGGTTTTACAACAAACAGGCTATTTCCCAGATGAAATGCCTGCAGCTGAAAAGTCACCAACACAACAAGTTGTGATTCAATCAGGAAAAGGAGGTGATAACGATGGAGACAGTACCAATTAAAGGAGTTGTTTCTAGCGATGATGACGCAGAGGTCTACCAATTTTTTGGGTATTCAACCGTTACGCCAACCGGCGTAATAACAGCACTTAAAAATGCAGGCGGGATGCCAATCAAAGCTGAAATCAATTCTCCAGGTGGTGATGTATTCGCCGGTTCCGAAATTTTTACAGCGTTGAAAAATTATTCTGGTAATGTTGAAGTAGACATTGTTGGATTAGCAGCAAGTGCCGCTTCAATTATTGCAATGGCAGGTGATCAGGTTAAAATTTCACCAACTGGTCAGCTGATGATTCATCGAGCATCGACGGTATCTCAAGGAAATTCAGATGATTTATCCAGTGATTTGCAAGGACTTGATTCAACTGATCAGGCTATTGTTAATGTGTATCAAGAAAAAACTGGTATGGATCCTCAAAATATTTATCGTATGATGTCCGAAGAAACGTGGATTAATGCACAAGAGGCTGTTAAGCAAGGATTTGCTGATGAAATAATGTTCACAAACCAGACTACTACAGTGGCTAATACTATCGATAGTCAGAAACTACTTAGCAAGGATATTATTTCTAAAGTTAAATCTTTGATGCATAAATCAAACGATAAAAATACGGCCAAAAAAGAAAATACTACTAATAGTCAATTTGTGGAATTACGAAAAAGTAAATTGGCTATTTTGTTTGGCAAAAATTAAAAGGAGATCAACTAATGCATAAAAATATTAACGATTTAAATACGGCTTGGATTGAGGCTGGTAGCAAAGTTGCTGACATCCAAGACCAAAAACAACAGATGGCAACTGAGCTTGTCGCAGATCCTAGCAAATATTCAGACGAAGAAATCAAAAAAATTTCTGCCGATTTAAAGGCCGCTAAGACTGCCCGTGACTTTGCCAAGTCTGCCTTAGAAGATGCTAAAGCAGAAAATGAAGTTGCCAGTAAAAGCGTGCATATTGTGAAAACAAAAGATGAAAAGCATAAATTTGTCGATACATTTAAAGATATGCTTCGCCATCCATCACAATATATGGATATGGTTACTTCTTCCGGTTCAGATGATTCAGCGGCCGGATTAACTATTCCAGTTGACGCCCAAACCCGGATCAATGAATTAATGCGGCAATATGCTTCTTTACAGCCCTTGGTGAATGTTGAGTCTGTCGGAACATTAACTGGTACTCGCAATATTGAAAAGTTTGGATCAATCACGCCCGCTACCCTGATTACTGATCAAAATACAGATATTCCAGAAGGAGATTATCCAGCGTTAAAGCAAATCAACTATAAGATTGGTGATTATGCAGATTTGTTCTATGCGCCAAATTCGTTACTTGCAGATTCTGCTGAAAACGTGCTGAACTGGCTGCAAACACATATTGCACGCAAGAGCGTTGTCACGCGGAACAATGCTATCCTAACAAAACTACCTAATACGCAGAAGAAAGCAACGATTACTAAATTTGATGATTTGTTTGATGCTATCTTCCAATTGGATGCGGCTTTAATGAGTTCTGCAACTATCCTGACTAACAAATCAGGCTTCTTAACTTTACGCAAGGTAAAAAATGCTATGGGAGATTATCTGATTAAACCGGACGTAACACAAGATAGTGGAACATATCAACTTGACGGGAAGACAGTTGTATGGGTTGAAGATACGTGGCTGCCTGATAATTTAGATTCAAATGGTAAATATGTGAGCCACCCATTCTATATTGGTAATTTCAAAGAATTCATGACAATCTTTGATCGGCAACAATTAAATATTGCAACCTCAACACAAACTGAACGTGCGTTTAATCGTAACCAAACGGCCATTCGTTCGATTGATCGGTTCGACGCAGAATTAGTCGATGACGAAGCACTGGTTGCGGGATCATTTGACAAGATTGCTGATCAAACGGCCAACTTTGCGGCTAGTGCTGCTACAACGACCCCTGGGAATTAATTAGCCAACTATGTCGCCAATAAATACACAGTACAGTGATAATCTGGGCGGCTAAGCAAGGATGTGATTTAAGTGGCAGCTGATTTAAAAACATTGAAATCATCTTTGCGAATTGACGGGGATGATGATGACGAGCTGCTAAAAGGTTATTTGTCTGCAGCCACTAGCTACATTGAACAGGCCATTGGGGATGAAAATAGCGTTCCGGGGTTCTATGAAATGGAAGGCGTGAATGACTTGTTTGAAACGGCTGTTTACGCCTTAGCTGGTTCATATTGGACTTATCGAACATCGATTACAGCCATCGCTGTTAATCCAGTTGATCTGGTCGTGGACTCAATAATTGGTCAACTCAGAGGGTTGTACAGTCAAAAGCAATATGAGGTGGGGACAAATGACGAAAGCAATTAATCCTGCACGAATGAATTTTAGATTGGAGTTTGGAACTCAGGCAGCTACTGGAAAAGTTAACCCTAATATGGGTAATCCTATTACTGATTTTGTCCCTCAATTCAGTTTGTACGCCGGCGAATGGTCATTGTCGTTTCAGCAAAGGTTAGCGTTAAATGGCGACACCTCACAACAGAATGCTGTTTACTTTGTGCGCCATAATCTAAAAATAGCTACCGGCATGCAATTACGACGCAATCATCAGGATGTTTACCAGATTGATGATGTGGCCTACGATGATGGTTTACCACCGGATGGTTTTGACCTCATAACTTGTCATAAGGTGGTGATTGGGCGTGGCGAATGAGATTAAACATGCAGACTCATTTGAACATATTTTAGATACTATGGCGGAAGGCTTTGGACGTGAAGAGAAGCTTAAAGCTAATGCAGCTGGAGCAGATAAGTTCATTAAAATTATGAAGCCTAAAATTCCCGTGGGAAAACTACGCAAGGTACATGGTCATGCTGAAAAAGCACATCTACGTGATTCATTAATTGCTGTAGATCATCCTAATGGCTCGGTTAACGTTGGTTTTACAGCCAAAGGTGAAAAAGGGTACATTGCACGTTTTCAAAATGATGGCTGGGACGTCGTTGACCGTAATGGTTCCAAACATGGCCATGTTTCCGGGAAACACTTTTGGGAGACTACTCAGCGTGAAGCAAAAGGCCAAGTTGGCAAGGCAGTTGTTGAACAATTAAAGACTGCTATGGACAAGAAGGTGGGCAAGTGACACCGGTAGCTTTTATTAAAGGCATAATTGTTGCAAATATTAATGAAATACCAGAACTAGCTGTGGAGCATATCCATAGCTTTTTTATTCCAATTAACGATACTTTAACTGACGAGCCTATTGTAGTAATAAGCGGGTTACCTGAACGTAGTCAAGATTATGGCAATGGGATTCCATTCCAATCAACGAAGCAAGTTCAGATACAGCTCTATTATCCTAAAGATTACTTGGGCGATATGGATGCCATCGAATCTGGGTTAAAACAAGTGCTATTGACCAATGATGTTCGTTGTTATAGCGATGCCGGCCAGACATTAACACCAGATTCAGAAAGTATCACGAACACTTTGAAATTTAATTATATAAAGGAGGCCATTTAAATGGCAACATTAGGTTTAAACATGTTATACACCGGTATTAAAGCCGATGACGGGTCAACGGTTATTGATGCAGATAAGGGGTTGGCGGCCGCTGGGGTATACCCCATTGATACTAGCAAAGCAAACGGTAACTTGGGTACTAAGACTGCTAACATTACCGGGCTATCTGGGACGGTATCTAAGATTACTGGCAACAATGAAGTTGTGGACGTTTCTAATCCACCTTCGGCACCGTCAGTGGCAATCGACGCAAATGAAATTAATTTCATCGTCAAGCAAAAACTATTAGGCCGGGTATCAGATAGTAAAGGTGGTTACATTGATTCTGACAAACCCGTTGAAGCTGGCCTTATTATTGAGTCACGTTCACCAGTGACACGTACTGCTGTTTATTTCTGCTTTGGTCGTGGGATTTTTACCGAAGCTGGCCAGAACATTCAAACAAACACGGATACAGCTGAAACTCGTGACGATGATAATTTGACATTTACCGCCTTGAACTATGATAAATTCAGCGGCCAACCATACAAGGTATATGCTGAGTCAGATCCTAAATTTGATAAGCAAGCGATGTTTGACGCTGTATTCCCTGGACAAACGTTTTATAAAAACGCGAGTAACGGCACCAGTGGTCAATAAAGCTACAACTGACACAGGCTCACAGACTAGTAAAACTGATAGTGACTCATCTGCGCCAACCAGTAATAAATGATAATTATGGTCGCCTAAAATAAATCCACAATACCGCTAGGGGCGGCTTTTAAACATGCTGAGAAGCGCATTCTAAGCACGGGTTCACAATAAATGATAATAAACAATACACAAAGGGGCATATAAATAATGGCAAAATCAGTTAAATTTGATGGCAAGAAAATTGGGACGGGCACGCAGTATACGTTGATTGATAGTGGCCAAAATGTTGAAAAAATGGCCGAAGCATATAAGAAGTTCATCAAGACTACTGAAGAAACTGAGGACAGCATTACAGGTGTAGTCGAATTAACACCTAAGCTTGCAAAGGTTGTGGCTGAAACGACCTGTGATTTATTGGAACTAAATGCTTCGCAAAAGAAACGTGTCATGTCCATGGAATTTTCGGTTAGCGACGAATACGACTTCTTTAATGACTGTTTAAAACAATTCTTGGGAGTAGAATTACCATCTGTAGGCAACAGCAGCGATCAGGAAGAGGAAGAAGACCCAAAATTGCCAAAGCCAGAATGATTTGGCAACTTGATAATTTTATTCAGGATATTGATTACATCGCTAATCAATTGATTTCACAAGGCATATTGCCTAGTGACTTTTATCAAAGCTCATTTAGTGAAATGCAAACAGCATTGAATGCCAAGTCACGTAAAGACCGTGTTCAAGATCCGCTCGAATTAGCACGTCAAATCGGTGCGTTGTAAAGGAGGCAAAGTATGGCAACAGAGAAAATTCAAGGCTACGAATTCGCCATTAACATGGACGATGGTGGCATGACTCGCACGTTGCGAGAAATAAAGAATGAAGCAAAATTACTAAAATCTGGTATGCAAGCTAACTTTGCTGAAATCCGTTCGGGTGAAGGTATTATGGCGGCTTATGCGGATAAAGTCAAAGATGCTGGCCGAGCTATTGAAGCACAACGATTAGTAATTGAGCGTCTCAAAAGCGAGCAAAACGGATTAGACCAAACCACTCAAAAAGGCCGAGAAGCTTATGTTAAATATGAAAATCAGATTAACGCTGCCAAGCGCTCAATCGCCAGTTTAGAGGGGCAACAAGAACGAGCACAGAAGTCACTTGATCTGCAAAAAAGTGGTGTCTTACAATTAAAAGATGCAACCGAAATATCAGCCAAAGTAACAGACTCATATGTAGCTAAACTAAAAGCCGAAGGCCACGAGTTTGAAGCCAACAAAGTTAAGGCTAGCGGGTTACATCAGTCTTATAATGAGCTTAACAAGCAGCTAGAGGCTGAGCAAAACAGACTGAATAAGATTGCGAGTGCTAGTGGTAACAGTTCTAAAGAGTTCAAAGAACAACAGATTAGGGTGAACGAATTAGGCGCTAAAATTGCCCAAACTCGGACTAAGATGAAAGAGCTTGATGAGCAATTAAGCAAAAAGCCACAGTCAGGATTAACGTCAGTCATTAGCCAGCTAAATAGAGTAAACGAGCACGCAGATAAGGCCAATCATTTATTTGGCAAAATTCTGGGTGCTCATTTAGTTGCCAATGGTATTACGAGCGCTTTTCAATCAATTACTTCACATATTCACGAAGCTATTAGCGCTGGTATGGAATATGAAAAAGAGCAGCAAAAGATGACGGCCACCTGGTTGACTTTAACTGGTACGGTTGGCAAATCTAACGCAATGGTTAAAACGATCAATGACTTATCTGTTAAGACCGGTCAAGCCGTAGATGTTGTAAATGAATTAGAGCAAGGCTTTTATCACTTACATTCCAATAAAAAAGAATCAGATGAACTAACCAAATCCATGCTAAACATGTCGGATGCGGTTGGATTAGATAAACAGCAGATACAAGCAGTTACACAAGACATGGTTAACGGTCTGTCACGGGGAAAAGCAAACGCTGGTATGTTAAACCAAATTAGCCAGTATTTCCCGATGTTCCGTGAACAATTAGCCAAGTATGAATCTGGATTAAAAAAGACGGGTGATACGGCTGCTTCAACAGGTAAAGGTGCTGCTAAAGCCGTAAGTGCTTATAACAAAAAAATGACCTTGATGTTTGAAGGAATGCATTATGGAACAAATAATAGTTTATCTGACCTAGAAACATATCGTCAAAAAGGTATTGTCAGTGCCCAGCAATTTACAGTTTTTAGCAAGCAAATTGCAAGTGGGCACAAAGTGACTAATGCAGAAATTAAGCAAGCTATTAAGGTTAACTCGCAATATGCTGCTCAACAAGAGACAAGCGCCCAAAAGACTCACAAAAGTAGTAAGGTAACAGTTGCTGATTTGAGTGAGATGGCTAAAGAAGGAAAAATATCTGCTAAAGATATTGAAAATACGTTTAACCAACTTGGATCAGGAAAATACGATAAAGCCGCCGACAACATGTTACATACGATGGTTGGTATGGAACGAACGATCAAGGCACGTGTTCCAGCCTTAATCGGTGACATTGAAAAGCCGATTTTAACCGCTCAAAATCCAATCTATGGCGCAGTTTCAAAATGGGTATCTGATAAACGGACTGACAAGGAATTTAATAAGGTCGGTGTAGCGGCAGAAAAAGGTATTAGCACGATTACTAAAGCCTTTGCTAAAGCTTTTGATGTCAAGTCGGCACCAAAAGCAATGAATGATGCAATGGATAACTTGGCCAAGGGTGTCACCAAAGCTTCTGACTCTATTGCCAAAAATGCTCCGGAAATTGTTAATTTCTTCAAAACTGTCAAAAACTTGGGTGGTCTGGGCTTTGAAACGTTAATTGAATCGCTTAAAATAACCAATGCACTTTTAAAGCCGTTACTCAGTATGGTTGGTGGGCACACAGAAACCATTGCAAAATTTGGAGCAGCATGGTGGTTAACAAGTAAAGCCGTCAAAGAGACTAGTTCAGTTCTGTCAACTTTTAAAAAAATCAGTGATACTGTTAGCTGGGCTGAAAAAGTTCTAGGGATTAAACAAGAAACTAAAGCTTTAGAAGAACAAAACGCGGTTCTTAAAACTAATGCTGAACTAAGTACGGCCAGTGAAGAAAATATTGGAACTGGTTATCGGAGAGTTAAAGGTAGAAAGGCTGGTAATATAGGCGCTGATTTAAGCTCTATATCAGTTGAAGCGAAAAACACTGAAAAAATTGCTAAAAGCAGTAAATGGTCATTGCTAGGAGGAACAATTGGTACAAGGATTATCAATGGTGCTGGATTAGCCATGACTGCTTGGGACGCTGGTAGTAGCATTGCGAAAGCAGTTAGCTCCGGTAAGGCGTCTGATAAATATAAAGCAACTGGTAAAACAGCTGGAACACTTATTGGGGGCGGCATTGGTGCAGCCCTTGGAAGTGTTATCCCGGGAGCAGGAACAGCTGCGGGAGCAATGTTAGGAGCAAGCATTGGTGATGGTGTTGGTGGTACTAAAACTGCAAATACGATTGTTAAAAGAATTAGTGATGCGCTAAAAGGGAAGACCATTGAAGCTCCCAAGATTAAGACAGAGTCCACTAAGCACTCACTGAGTGATCTAGGAAAGGCGTATAGTTCCTATTATTCTAAAAAGCAAAAGCAAGATTTAAATGATGTGAACGTACTTCATAAAGCGGGTATGCTAACCGATGCGGAGTATAAAAAGCAATTAGCTTCAATTAAAAAGAACGATAGTGAGACAAATCGTTTTGAAAAAATGTCAGCTTCTGATCGCAATGCTATTGCGAAGTATTATGCGCAGCAAAAAGCAAGTATTATTAGTAAATGGAATGCTAGCGAGAGAAAAACTAGTTCTAGCTGGGATGCTAAAATAGCATCTGACGAACGACGGTTTGGTGCCAACTCGATTATTGTTCAGAAAGACATGTCTAAAAAGAAAGCAGCTATTAAGGCTGAAGAAAACAAAAAGTCAGCTGCTCTTGATAAACTCCGGATTAAAAGTGCAACGGAAACTACTGCACAAGAAGCCCGCTTACACACAACTTTAACGGGAAAGATAAAGTCAGCTGCTAATAAGCAGAATGATATTTTGAGAAATCTTGCCAAGAGCAAGGGGAAAATCACTCGTGAACAAGCAAATGATGCTATTTCACAGTCGAATAAAGAGTACAAAAAGACAGTCTCGCTGGCAGACCAAGAATACAAAGATCGTGTTTCTGCGGCTGAAAAGCAACACAATAAGGTTATAAAAGCAGCTGAAAGACAAGCTAGCGAGGCAATCAGTCAAGCAAAGCACCAGTATAGTAAAACAGTTGATGCTGCTAAAAATCAATATTCTGGTAATTCTAAGTATGCCGAGAAGCAACGTGCAGCTATTATTAGTAAAGCTAAGGACCAAAAACAAAAGTCAATTGACAACGCTTTAGAGCAGGAAAACAAAACTGAACAACATGCGGATCGTCAGTACAAGCACACTACTGATGACGCAGATAAGCAAAGATCACAAGTTGTTAAACATGCTAAGAATCAAAACAGTTCGGTAGTTGATCAGGCCAATTCACAGTCAAAAGGTGTTTTGGGGCATGCTGTTAAGCAAGCCAACGGCTCCATGAAAGCTGCCGATAAGCAAGGCTCCGGTATTCATAGTATTTGGAAAAACATTACTAGTTTCTTTAGTAATCTAGTTAAAGGATTTGGTATTAAACCAATCAATGTTGGCGCTTATCAATCTGGATATAATCCAGTAAGCATAGAAGCCCATGCTTCCGGCGGTATTGTTGGCACTGCTAGAGCTTTAGTTGGTGAAGGCGGTGTCGAGGCTAAAATTGATAGAGACAATGGGAAAGTGTCATTTCTAGGTATGAATGGTGCTGAAGTGGTTAATGTTAAACCTGGTGATCAGATTCTTAATGCTGGTGATACTGCTAAGCTTTTTAACGGTGGCCTAGGACATACGCTTCCTGGCTATGCTAAAGGCACTATTGACATCGCGTCGTTTTTAAAGAAAATTAAGAGCGGTGCTACTTCTATCTTCGACAGCGTTAGTGATAAAGCAATGGATGCATTGTCTAAGATAACTCACCCATTGAAAACTTTAAAGTCAATGGCTTTAAAGAAATTTGATCCAACCAAAACTCCAGGAGTCGGTTCAATTGGCCATGATTTAGGTAAAGGAATAGTTGACCGAGCTTTAAAGGGATTTGCGAAAGCTATTTCTGATTTAGCTGACAACTTCGGTGGAGGAGTTGGCAACATTAAGCTGTCCGGTAGTGTTGCTTCCCGTGCACGAGAATTGGCTAGAGCATTTAAACATGGCTATCCCGCTTCAAATAATGGTGGTATTGCCGGTGTTCTAGGAAACTGGGTTATTGAATCAAACTTGACCCCTACTGCCATTGATCCACTTGATCATGGTACTGGGTTGGGGCAATGGACGTTCACTCGTGAAACAGCATTAAGAAGCTGGCTTAGAAAGCATGGATATGCATGGGACTCAGCTGCTGGCCAAATTAATTACGCTCTTAACGAGCCCGGTGAGAGTAGTTTGTTAAAATCTGTTCTACGTATGACCAATCCAACAGAAGCCGCATATAAATTCTTTGCAACGTGGGAATCAGGCGGTGCTATGAACGGCACCGGTGGGCTTCGTGAAAGTCAGGCGTCAGCTGTTTATCGCTATATTAAAGGATTTGAGAATGGTGGTTTCGGAAACAAAGCGGGCGTTTATAAATTGTTTGAAGGCAACTTGCCAGAAGCCATAGTTCCGATGGACTTATCTAAGCGTTCAAGGGCTTACCAAATTATGCAACAGATAATGGCTAAGTTCGGATCTCAAGATGGCACTAATGTGATAAATACCGGTAACGATCAGATTGATTCCGACGAAGCATTCAAACAGCGGGTTATAGCTTTACTAGATGCTTTGGTCACTGGCCAAGGAGATGTTAAAGCAGTTGTTGCCAGCTCTGACGTGGTTAATGCTGTCAAGTCAAATACCAAGAAGACGTCACAATATAGTCAAATGATGGGGTATTAGTATTAATATATTGAAGAGCCTTAGAAGGCTCTTTTTTTACATAGTTAAAATTAAACAAGGATGGCGATATAATTGTCTGTTTTGAATAAAAATGATTTTGAATATGCTGGCTTAAATAGCCGCGATGATTTGCAAGCCGTTATGGGAGCAGTAACACTGCCAAGTGCACCAGCCATGGCCGAGCAAGTAACCGATATCCCCGCCATGTATGGTAATCAATTTAATGGTATGGACTATACTAGTCGGACAATCAGTATTCCAATAACTATTATCGCTCGTGGCAGTCAGGACAAATACAATCAGATTATGCATAATTTGAGTGGCTTATTGCTAAGTGATGATCCAAGTGATAATGGCAAGGAGTACCCTTTAGTCTTTGGCTTTGAGCCCAAAGTGACTTACTGGGGCCACGTTACTGCGATTAGCGATCCACAGTTCATTAACCAGGGGGCGTGGGACGCTACACTAACCATTACCTTTGTACAGTCTGACCCACGGGCAACCTTACCACAGGTTGAGAAGCCTTTAAATAATGGCTTAAACACAATTACTGTTGAGGGCACCGCACGAACAGCACCGGTTATTCAGGTCGTACCTAAGCGGGATTTAAAGCACATTGGCTTTACCTTAAACGGTGGTGAATATGGACTAGGGCCTGATAGCGATGAAGACCAAGCGGTGGCGGTACAACCTTACACGCAAGTTGTGAACAGTGACGTATTAAATACGATGGCCGAATGGACTAACGATGCCAATGCCATTGCTCAGATGAAGACTGCTGGTGACTACATTTATCAAGGTGAAGCTGATAGTAACCGAGATACCCAAGTATTAATGGTCAAACTAGCTAATGGAGTTAAACAGTATGGTAAGCATCAACCTGGCTGGTATGGGCCCGGTGTTCGTTTTACCGGCATGACTAACAGCCTGACTAACTATCGGGTTAAAACTAGAATTCACCATATCAAGCACTCAGGTACCCATAATGGACGTGCGATGGGGCGTTTGGAAGTCCTGTTGTTAGACCCTAATGGGGCAACGATTGGTCGCTTTGGTCTAGCTGATAGTAGTGGAGGTGGCACACCAACGTGTTACTTACAAATCACTAAACCAGGTGGTGCTTTTGCTGGTGGTGATGGTAAACATAAAACGCTATTTATGGGTAAGGGTCCCTCTGGTAGCTCTAGCAATGGTCGTGACCAGAAAATCAAGATTAAGACTGGAACCACGACCAAGACAGTGGTTAAACGGTCACGCAACAGACATGGCAAAGTAACCACTAGGACGATTAAGCGCAGAGTTAACAAGTATACAACGGTGGTCAATAAAGAAGAAAAGTCGGCGCTAAGCACTAGTTGGCTAGAACTCGACTTAATCAAAAATGGCAAGGTGTTTAGTTGGTCAATCACGCAATACTACACCAGTGGTAGGCATAATGGTCAACCATGTAAAGACCCTAAACGGTTCCTGATTGTACACGGCACATTTGTTGATAGGGATTCAAAATATCAGTCAGATTTAGGTGGTATCGGTGGGGTGTTCTTTAAGCACTCGATTACCGAGGATGATCAAAAGGTGGGCTATGAGAACCCTTATCTATCAATCACTCACCTAGACATTTACCAAGTTAATGACGTGGCTCAGGACGCACCTAAGTATATTGCTAATGCCGGTCAAGAGATTGTTCTAAATTGTGAGACTGATAGCACCACGGTTGGCGGTAAGTTAGCTAGTCCAATCTGGTCAACTGATTATCCCAAGCTTAGTCCGGGCGTTAATAGCCTAACTATGATTGGTGACTTAGATGACGCACAAATTACACTTAAATATCTACCCAGATTACTATAGCAACACTTTAAAGGCTTCCCAATTAAGGGTGGCCTTTTTACATAACTAAAATAAGGAGGTTAACAGATGGCTTTAAATAACCAGTATTTAATCCTAGATTCAAATTTAAAGCGGATTGGTACCCTGACCGTGGATGGAGCCACTAAGTTTTCTAATGATAGCGTCAAAATTCAACTAGCCGACTCAGATACAACTAGCACTAGCTATGATGATGACGTTAATGTGGGTACTAATGACACGTTTAATGGCACGATTAATCTAAATGCCCAGTCTAAGAAGTTCGACCATCAAGGCTCATTAGATGTGCTTCAAGGTCAACCTGATTCAGATAAGGTAGTGGCTGGCAACAATCTCGCCTATTATGACGAGCTATCAGGTCATTGGTATGTCATGCGCATATACAGCGTGGAAGAGAGCAATACCGCAGCTGTTAAACACGTCACAACGGCTAACTTCACCAATTTATGCTTGTACAGTTTAGCTCACCATTATCCTATTGCTACTACAGCTAGTGCAAGCACGATTCAGACAGCTTTTAATGAGTGTTTTAATGCCACTGGCTGGACACTAGACTATCAGACCACTAATGTGATGACCCCGACAATTACCATTGATGGTAAAACTAAAGCTAGTACATTAGTACAGACGCTAATACAGACTTATAACGTTGAAATTGACCCTTATGTTGAGATTGATAGCCAAGGGAACATCACGAAAAAGGTGTGTGTCATTACCGACAAGCTCAATGCTGACGTGGTCTATAACGAGGCTGTATTCGGTAAAAACATGACTAGTATCAAACGGACAACGGTATCAACACCTGTGACTAAGCTGATTCCTTATGGGGCTAACGGTAGCACGATCGCAGTGGTCAATGATGGTAAGCCCTATATCGTTGATGATGAGGCCAACCAGAAATATAACCCCGATTGGCAATCCGGCCTGTACTATGAAGCCATTGTTACTGCTAATCAGATTAGTAACTCAGCCGGTTTAAAGTCATGGGCTAAGGATATGCTCAAACTATACAACCACCCTCGGACTTACTATGAGGTTGCTGTAACGCCTAACTTTAATCCACCATTAGGTGCCACAATTAGGTTTAAAGATGAGTTAATTGAGCCCGTATTAGACGCTAGTGGGCGTGTTATTCAACGGACGATCAGCTTTGCTAACCCGTATGGCAACACAGTCGGTTTTGGGGAGTATACAACGGTTCAAGTAGCCACCCCAGCATGGATGGAACAGTATCAGAACGCACTCAGTAAGGCGGTTGATGAAGCTAAAAAGGACGCTAGTTCGATTAAACCGGTCGCTTTAACGCCTGACGGTAACAATTTCACCGATACCACCCAAACTAAGCGCTTAATCTTACAGGCTTGGGAAGGCAGCACCAATATTTCATCATACATTGACAGCAAGGGCTTTATCTGGCGCCGTTATAACACTGATGGCACAGTTGATAGTAGCTATAAACAAACGGGCTATTTAATCAATGCGGATAGTAACGCTGTTGGTACTTTGCACGGGACAATTGAGTCCGACTATATCCAAGATGACCCCGAAATTAAGCTAGACGCCACTGGGATTAGCTATTTAGGCGTCTATGGTCCCGATGATAATGGTGCCCACTCAGCTACTCAATATATGGCACGGTTAAGCAATGGGCAATATATAACTAGTCGTGCTCGTGATGACAGTGGCTCTAGTGATACCATGTTTGCTTTACAGGATAGCAAGTTTGCCGTGCAGTCGGTGATGTTACAAGTTCATGGGCAACATGGTGGGACATTTGGCGTGCAGGAAGTCAATAACACGGTCTATATTTGGAACATTGTGAGCTTGAAGAATGACCATAACTACATTCTCGTGCGGTTCCCTTATTTACCGGGAGTTACCTTACAGCCTACCGATAAGCGAGTTCAACAGATTATGCCTCTTAAAGGTTACGGCCGAATTAACTATGATCGTCAACATGATATGGTCTCAATTGGCTATTCCGATGGTAGTACCGACATTCTCAAAGCTAGTGACCTGTTGGCGGGTAATTACAACGTGCTATACAACTTTAATATCACTGATTATGGGATTGATTTTAATAAGAATACTTACCAATCTGAATGTTTGGACTTCCCTTACTTCTACTTTGCAGCCGGTGGTGGTCAAGAAACAAATGAGGATCCACATAAAGTGTGGGCTTTAAATGTCGTGCATAAAGGTGCTGAGTTTGAGGTTTATCTGGATAATGACCTAGATTTTCCTAATTTGACTGATGAAAACCGTGAAGTTGAAACTTGCAATGTCTTTTATCAAAATGGTCAGCCTTATATGCTGTTCACGTTTAACACCAACGCCTTATTAATTAATCCGGCTCCAATGGAACGTGAAAAGGTGTATACCATTCCAATGATAAAACGGTCAGCAGCTAGTGTGATTGATAAGGGGACGATCAGCGAAAATGATAACACGACCGATTAGAAGGGAGGTGAATTAAATGGCTGAATCTAACGCAACTCAGGTCATTCTAACAGATGATGGCATTAAGATTATCAACGCTCAAAACACGGCTGATAATGCGGCTGGTGGGGTTATCAATTTAAATGACCCCAACTTAATGAGCGTGATTGAAAAGCAGACCCAAGCAGCACAATACACCGGATTAACTAGTCAGTATAATGTGATTTTAAAGCGAGCTAAAGACGCCAATGTTAGCACGACTGATTTAACGACAGCCTATACTAGACTGAATACCTTTATGACGGCCATCTTAATGGATACCACTAAAGCTAGTGACATTAATCGGGACACTTATAAGAGCCTTACAGATGCCTACAATACGGCTCTAAGCAACGTACAGACCGCCTTAAGCAATAACTTTAACACTGACATGGATAACATGCAGTCTAGTGTATCGGTAGCTAGTCAAGCTGCTTCTAGTGCTGTCATAGTGGCTTCACAGGCAGCCGCAACGGGTAATAATGCTAGTCAGGTGGCTTCACAGGCGGCTAGTGCAGCTAACCAAGCTAAAAGTGCTGGTGATAATGCAACTGTTGTCGCTAATAATGCTAGTCAAGCAGCTTCTAGTGCTGTCATAGCTGGTAGTACAGCAGCAGTAAATGCTGATAAAGCAATTGGAGTAGCCAGCCAAGCTAAAAGTGCTGGTGATAATGCAACCAGTGTCGCTAATAATGCTAGTCAGGCTGCCGCAAGCGCCATAGTAGTTGGTAGTACAGCAGCGGTAAGTGCAAACAAGGCAAGTGCTGATTATCAGACGTTAAGTGCAGGTGTTAAGGACGGCTCGGTAGTCCATATCACAACAGAGACGGTTATTGATAAAGGGGTTATTGGAACAGCTGAGATAGCCAATGGTGCAATCACCAATGCCCAGATTGGTAATGAGGCTGTTAATAGTGCCAAGATTGCTGACCTATCCGTAGGTACAGCACAAATAGGTGACGGTGCTATCACTAATGCCAAGATAGGTAAATTAGCTGTAGGTACCGCCCAGATAGCCAATGGTGCTATTACTGATGCCCAGATAGGGTCATTAGCTGTAGGTACAGCACAGATTAAAAATGAAGCTGTCAATAGCGCTAAGATTGCTAAACTAGCTGTGGGCACTGCCCAAATAGGTGATGGCGCAATTACCAATGCCAAGATAGGCAAGTTGGCTGTAGGTACTGCTCAAATAGCCAATGCAGCTATCACTGATGCTCAAGTTGGTAATGTTAGTGCCAATAAATTAATAGCTGGCACGATTGACTTTAATACGATTACTGGTAAAAATATTAACGCATCAAACATCACAACAGGAACACTCAGCACAGACCGGTTAAATGTCGACAAGCTATCAGCCTTAAGTGCCAATTTAGGTGATGTTACCACCGGCTCACTTAAAGGTGTCAACATTGTTGCTAAAACGTTTAGCACGCCTAATGGCTCATTTACAACTGATTCAAATGGTAATGTTGTGGCAAGTAATTTAACAATTAGAGGTGTCACCAATCTAGTTTATAATGCGGCATTGCTAGGTGGTAATGGCTCATCTATTCCGGGATGGATACTTGGAGACTCTTATTATTACTCAGACGCTACATTATTTGATGGTGTCCCAGCAATAGGTTGGAATGGTGATGCATCAGGTGGTAGATGGGTCTCTGCTTATAGCAAGTTACAACCAGTCACCCAAACAGGAATACCATACAGTGCCTCGATTAAGTTTAGGGATTATGGCTCAACAAGCGGAATGACATATCTAGTCACACTAGCATTTTTTAGTGATAATAACGTCAACACTAGAGTTGGCAACAGTGACCATCGTTACACAGCCAATGGTCCAGACAGTGGTATACAAACATTTACAATTAACAATGCAATCGCCCCAAGCAATGCTAAGTATGTTGCCATTCAGCTTGTTGCTCACAACGGCAAGGGGCATGTGGCATTTAGTTCACCTATGCTGACTCAAACTGCTCAATCAACCGGTTACCAGCCAGATACAGGTAATATTGTCAGTGCTGGCGAAATAGATGGATCAGTTATTAATGGTTCAACCATTAACGGGACAACGTTTAATGGTGGCGACCGTATTAATGACGCTAACAATACCGCTAAATATTATCCAATGACTATTACGCCAGACGGGGCGTATAGGTCAACGTACTTTGACAGTGCGGTTGGACTGCAATCAAGCGTTGAATCTGGGGCGATTACCTATAAATATCGCTCAATGATTGGCAACGGGCAGTACTCGACTTATGATTCAGTAATTAACGGTCAAGGCTTTCAGTCACAATCAGGTTATACGTCAGGTAAAGATACAACTTTTTCTAATCCAGAGACAATCACAGGCTATGTGAACGTAACACCAGCCACAGGAATCTATCTATATGGACCAACACAGCAAATAAACTTCGCCGGTAGGTCCGATAATATTGGTAGTAACGGAATTACTATGGACGCTTATGGTAACATATATGGACAATCCAATTCTGCTTGGTGGCGAATTGGTGACGTTAATGGCAATCAGATTGTTAACTTTGGGACTGATAAGGCTGGTTCTAATGTGATTCAGTTCAAACGCGAACTAGATATTGGTAACTTTCAACTTAATGGTCACCATACGTTTACTAGTGCTGATAGAGGGGCTATTCACTTTGCCAAAGGTGGCGGTGGTGCAGCTGACATTTATGCCGGTGCTGTTCACTATAAAAGCCTAGTTAAATCGTCTCTATTAAGTGTTAAGAAGGACGTGCAAAAGGCTGACACCGCCTATTGGGCACAGCTAGTTAACTCAATCGACCTAGCAACATACCAATATAAATCTGACGATAACGCCAGCCATATTAGGTTGTCTTCAATCGTTGATGATGTGCATGACACTAAGCAGTGGCGGTTACCCGACGTATTTATCAGCCGTGATGAAAAAGGCAAGCTAAATGGGGTGGATGACAGTGTATTATTGAACGCCACTTTAGCCACGGTACAGGAACAACAGAAAGAGATTGACCAATTAAATGGGCATTTATTAGAATTGGAGGCCAAATTAAATGGATAGCATTTTAATCACGAATTATAAACCAGATTACACGAACAACATTATGACAATCAGCATTCAAATTAACACGCTGGGTATCAGCTCACAGGTCAGCATTACCATGGATGAATTTAACACTGCCATTGCTGGAGGCGCTGGGGGCATTGATAACGTTAAATTAAAGGTATTAAATACACTGATTGACAGTCTGACTGCTTTAAAGCCAGTTACCACAACTACGACAACACAGGAGGCTTAAATTATGAATATCGATGCACAAGCTTTAATTAACAAGCTAACGAGTAACTATGCCCAAGCAATTGCCGTTAAAGATCAGCAATTAGCGATGGCTCAAGTTCAAATTGACCAGCTCAATGCCAAGTTGGCCGAGAAGGAGGCACCTAAAGATGGCGAAAACGCTTAGTTTTACTGATACTTCACCACAGACGGTTAAAATTGGCGATACCACGACCAGTTTTACGTTAATTTGTGGCAATGATAATGTGGCAACGGACTTAACTAATGCCACTTCAATTACCGTTAAATTAGGCAATAATAGTGGCTATCTTAAATCAGCCACAATTGACCCAGCAAGTTTAACGGACCCAACAACTGGCCAAGTTACCGTTACCTTTAATGCTGACTTGATGACTAGTTTAACCGCTGGTAGCTATGCCATTGAAGTATGGGTGGTTGATAGTACCGGGACGTCAATCTACCCTAGTGATGGGTCAACTGGTTTTACTATTACCAATAACATTCAAAGCGCTAATGGTAGCACGATTACAACCATTACTTTTGATGACTTTGTCAATAAATTTAATACTATTACGGCTAACGCACTACCGGGAACTACTGATACTACTAACTTTCAGAAAACTAAAATTACGTGTGATAGCGGTGGACATCTACTTGACGCTTTAAAAGGCGACGACTTTAACAAGAAAGTATTATCCCTTGGGTTAGGGTTTTACACATTCAGGTGCGCAGATTCAGCGAAAAACAAGCCGTTTGATAATGTATGGACGAGAGGAATAATCTTTATCGATAGTTTAGATGCTAATGGCGTGCCAAATGCTGTTATGATAAATGCCACTGACACGAGTGGAACGTTCTATAGCTGTTATTATTATAATAGCTGGGTTATTAACAGAATGCCAATTTCAAAAAGCTAAATTAGGAGGTAGACAATTGAATAAGCACAAATTAAAGGCACTCATCTTAACGGTGGGCGCCATTTTTATGGCCTTTTTAATGGTCAATTTAAACAGTCAGGCTTCAACTAGTCGTGACCAAGGTGTTGATTGGTCTAAGTATAACGGTAATAGTGGGACATTCGGTTATAGTACCGATAAGTTTGTACTATCACAGGCGGGTGGCTTTTATGGCGGTACTAATATCCCTCAGACCACGTATGCTAGTCAAGTTAAGTCCGCTATGAAGGCTGGTAAACGGGTGCACACCTATTTATGGGACGGTGTTGGTGGCAACATGACCAATGCTAAGGCTATGATGGCCTATTACTTGCCACGGATTAGGACGCCCAAGGGCAGCATTGTGGCGTTGGACTATGAGGACGGCGCTTCAACTAGTGTGACGGCTAATACTAATGTCATTAAAGCTCAATTTAAGTTAATCATAGCGGCAGGCTATACCCCAATGCTTTATGGTGGCAAGGATTATCTAAGTGCACATGTTAATGTGAGTGCCATTGTACGTGCCTATGGTAGCTGTCTATGGCTAGCTGAATATCCAGACTATCTGGTGAGAACTAGCCCTGATTACAACTGGTTCCCTAGCATGGATGGCGTGGCTATCTTCCAGTTTACAAGCATGTATCGGATTACTGGCTATGTTAACGGTGTTCCACAAGGATTAGATGGCAATGTCGATTTAACAGGGATCACTAAATCAGGCTACACAACTGCTAGCAAGGCTAAAGCACAGGCCAATGTTAAGCAGGCTCAAAAGGCTCAGGCAACTATGAAGGACACTTTTAAGGTTGTTAAATACAGCCAGCGAGGGGTGTTCTATCCTAATCGGACACTAGCTGTTCGTTACACGGATTCAGATAAGGTACGTCAAGTGGCTACCTATTACAAGGGTGAGAGTGTAACTTACAACGCGGTCATTATTGAACACGACTATGTATGGGCACGTTACACCCGTTCAAACGGCCTATACGGCTTTATCAAGCTAGGTGTCACCAACGGGCCAGCCTACGGGAAGCGGGCTACTGGTCAGCTGGTTAGTCATACGTATTACACAGTCAAGTCTGGCGACAGCTGGTGGACAATTGCACAACGCAACGGCCTGAACATGACTACATTAGCTAGTCAGAACGGCAAGACAATTTATACCACTATCTATCCCGGTCAACGCTTGGAGGTGAGATAATGGCACAATACGACGATACAACTAAGTTATTAATGGATATTCAAAAGGATGTGGCCGCCACCAAAACGAAAGTTGAGAACATCGAAGAAAAGCTGAATCAAGTTGATGATATTGGCGACAAAGCTGACAAGGCGCTGGCCAAGTCAATTGAAGTCGAGCATGAGATAGGACGGGTTACTCAAATACAGAATTGGGTTATCGGTGTCCTAGTTTCAGGCGTGCTCGTCACGTTAGTTGTTTATATCGTAGAAAAGTTCCTTTAGGAGGGAAAAATAATGATTAAAAAAATTAGCTTCAAGAATGTCGACGGTAGTTTGAATGGCAAATTGATTGCTGGGATTATTTCCTTGCTGATCGTTTTGATTCAACAGGTACTAGCTGTATTTGGCATCAAGTTTGCTGGTGACTGGTCAGCCATTGTCGCTGTTATCAACACAGTATTAACGATCCTTGGTATGCTGGGCGTTGTTACTGACGTTCAAACAGTGACAGCACCAACGGTTGTCAGTGACGAGGAAAGCCAAGTCGAAGCAGCAGCTAACAAAGTCGCTGACGAAGCGCAAGCACCTACGTCTACAGTCGCTGTAGTGAATAGTTCTGCATCGTCTGACACTGAAACGACGTCAGAATCCGCCTCACAAGCAGCAAAATAGTGCTATAATAATTGTTGGCTATAACTTGATATAGAGTTTCATTCATTAAATTTCCCCTGCGTTTCGGCGTGGGGGATTTTTTGTTTTAAATATCGTGATCTAATCCTATGCGTATAAAGTCTTGAAGAGCATTTAAATAATCAAAGCTCAAAAAAGTATTGATTAACATTAAAGTAATGTCTACAATTATTATTGTAATATAAACATCACGTTTCAGTAGTTTGACATATTTATGTGTTTTTAGATATAATACTTTTTTTAAAAATTACTTGGTTTAAAATATGACATTTTTCATTAGGATGTTTAAGGAAGTGATACGAATTAATAACTTTTTTTGGCCTCATAATCCCTTCAACGAAAATCAACGAGAAAATTTATTTGTAGAATTGTTTAGAAATGTACTTTCTAAAGATGAATATTTTAAACAGGCTTTTATATCCATCATACAACATCTCTATGAATGTGATTATGACGTTGATACGGGGATATTTAGAGAAATGGCAGATAAAAATCATGATTATATAGAAATATACGTAAAAGATCAACTTGGACTATTAAGAACGTCAAAAATTGTAAAAAGGATCCATAGCCAAAAAGAACAGCCTTGTTATGAAATTCGTATCAATAGAAATAACGAAAAACCTAGGATCTTTTTCTCAACCTTTATAAAGCCTAATGAATTAAGTGATTGTTTTGGAGTTTGGAAAGGACTTTTACTTTGTTATGGAATTAGTAAGAATGGTAATATGGAAGTTGATGCAAATATTTTAACTGATGAGTTGTGCCAAGAAACTCATGATTTAGCAAGTGAGGTTGAAAATAATTGTTTTTGTCAAGAAACAATAAATAAGTATCAAATCACTAACTTTCCTGACTGAAAAATCTGGAGGCCTTGATTATGAATGAAAAGTATAAAAGCTTAAAAAAACTAATTTTAAAAATGTTTCCCGACGATACAATTGTAAAAGAACAAATTGAGTCTAAGTATTTTGATTTGTCTCAAGATATTATAAGGTTAGAATCAAAAAACAAAATGGGCCAACGAGAGACTGCTGATTTCTTAAAGATGCCATTAACGGATTTCTTGGACTTTGAATCAGGATATTCACATGATGATGAGAAATATAAAGAGATAAAAGATAAATTGAAATCGCATTTAAGCAATAGCTGTCTCTAGGATGTTTCTAGATGATAGTTATAACTTGATTAATGCCCCTGCGTTTCAGCGTGGGGGATTTTTTTATGTATTACCCGCCTAGGTGTAAGTGTGCTTTTTTGCTTGAGCCTAAAACCCTTATGGAATAAGGTGTCAAGGCACGTTTAAATTTTTTTGGTGCACTTTTAAGTGCAAAAATTCAGCATAATTTAGTATTTTTTAGCAAGAGTGCACCAAAAAGTGCACCATCATATCTATTTATACAGTTTTAAAGCGATTATGAAAAATAAAAAACGCCGTCAATTCAACGATTGACGACGCTCAAGGTTGGTACTGATAATCAATTTAAGGAGAGTACAGGATTTGAACCTGCGCGCCGGTATTAGCCGGTTCGCCGGATTTCGAGTCCGGTGCATTACCACTCTGCCAACTCTCCAT